TTCGTGCCTCGGTGCGGAACGTGAACCGTGACCACATCGCCGGGCCTGAGTGGCGACCCACCGTTTTCAACCACAAGCAGCGCCAAAACTGAGAGCATCAGGAGTTGACCGACAGCTTTCATCACCAGCCCTCCCCGTGATCGACCACCGGATGGCCATCGGCGTCGTACGCCGGCGCGTGGACGAGTTGCCGCTGTTGCGGCGGTGCGGGCTCGGCGGCGAACGCGACCCATAGCCCGAGCCGGGCCGCGGTCCTGGCGATCCGGCCGAGCGCCGTGAGAACCGGCCGCTGCGGCGTCGGGTTGATCGGGCTTGCCGGGGAGCTTCCGAGCCACCAGCCGGCGGCCAGGGCGACGATGACGGTGGCGATCGTGCGGCGGTCGATGGTCATGGCGGGATGCTCACAGGGCGAGGGAGATGGAGTTGGCGACGGTGGCGGGCTCGAGCCAGTTGCCGTTGTCCAGGGGCCGCCACTTGAAGCCGTCGACCCCGCCGATGGCCCAGCAGTCCCCTTGATCAAGCGCCGCCTGGATGTCCTCGCGGCTGGCCCAGAAAGATCCGTCAGGCTGGTCTGCCGGCCACTTCGGGCCGCGGCACCAGTTCCCAGACCAAGAGTTTTGGATCAGCCCTCCATCGCGTGGGCTCCCGTTGGCCTTGTGTCTCACGGACCAACAAAGCATCGCGTGGGCCCAGGACTTCCCCCTTGGGAGAAATCCGTCGGCATCGCGGACGGGCATCGTGTTATCGAATCGCCCGTATCCAACCGTCGAGCACAACACGACCGGCGAGCCCCGCTCGATCGAGGCGCACAACTCGCCCCAGGTGCGAACCTGGGCGACAGCGACGGCCTTGTTTTGGTTGGCCTCGCGGGCGAGCGAAAGCGGCACACCGTCGCGGCCCCATGCGATGGAACGCGGGATCGAGTAGGACGAGAGATCAACATCCCCGTAGCGCTCGCGGTAGAGGATGCCGCCGACAGTTGGGTCTTTACACTTGCCAGAGATCCAGCGGGCGGCAGCGCCACCATAGGAACCGTCCCCGCCGGTGTTCCGGGCGATTGGCGGGAGCCTCGCGGCCGTGCGACTTCCGCCGTAGATCGGCTCCGTCGCGCATTCCGGCGGCGGGCGGGCCATCCGGCCATCCACAAAGTCGACCGATTGGCCCGTGTATGCACCCAACGCGAACGCGAAGGAAACACAGGATCCGTGGTCACCTTGGTCCCAGCACTTCCACGGCTCCCCGTATACCTTCTGGTGGGTCTTCTCGACGTAGCGGTAAAGGAACGTGTCGACTCCCTTCGCCTCGGTCATCGCCTCGCCGGCAGCGTCCCCGAACGTCGGGCGGTCGAGCTCGCGGAGGAACTCACGGGTTCCGTCCGGATCGGGGCGGTAGCCAAACCGACTTTCGACCCCGGCGGCGATCCGATGGGTCGCCCGCTCGACGAGCGCCCCGACGATCGCGGCCACGATGACGAAGCCGATCGCGGACCAGGTCCAGACGGTGCGTTGGCGCGCGGTCATGCTGTGGCCTCCAACGGAAGAACGGCCGCGGCGATCCGTGCCCGTGCGATCTCGACGTACTCGGCCTCTTTTTCAACGCCGATAAAGTCTCGGCCGCTGGAGACGGCAGCCACGCCCATCGTGCCGGCACCACAGAATGGATCGAGAATCGTTCCGCCTTCCGGGCAGATGTATCGAGTCCACCACGATGCCAGCGGTAGCGGCGTCCCTGCGCCGTGGCCTTGAGCACCGGACGATGTCGACGAATCCGTGTTTGAGCACACAACCACGTTGAACGGCGTCACTCCTCCCCGCTCACGAAAAGCAGACAACGCGCGAGCGTTTTTCATGCCCAGCCCAGAAGGACTGTACTTCACGCCCAATTCGTGTCGCTCGTGCCGCTTGTCTGCCTTTGCTGCTTCGGATGGCTCCACCAAAACAGATTCTTGATTCCGGTAGCAATCGCTCGGCCCGAGCCACACGCACGCTTTCAGGCTCGGACGCATCAGCCCCCGCTTTCGCTGGCAATGAACGGTCGGCGGCGTGCAGTGATTCCACCACCACGCATCCTGAACCATGTTCCACTGCCGAGCCCACTTCGCCATGAACTCGAACACCCACGGTCGCATCCTGCCGACGCGCTCGCTGTTGGGTTGTATGACGAACACCGCCGACCCCGACGGATCCAAGACGCGGCGCACTTGCTCGATGACGCCATCCATCAGATCGTGCCACTGCGGCTCCGTGAGCCGGCCATACGGTCGATCGATCTCCGCGTAGGGCGGGTCGCAGACCACGGCATCAACGCTTTCGGCGTCGAGCGTTGCCATTACCTCGCGGCAGTCCCCGTGGTGGACGACGAAGCTCATCGGGTCGCCTCCGCCGCTGCGGCCGACACGGCCCGGTACGCTCGCACCCACTTCGCCCGGCTGGCCGCATCGACCGGCCCGCCCTCGGTCCCGGCCTCGGCGTCGAGGAAGGCTTTGATCGCGTCCCTGACGGCAGGCTGGCGAGCGCCGAGCGAAACGCCCCGGGTCCGCAACTCGCGGGCGGCGCGGCGGAGATCGTCGAACGCGGCCCCGGTCTTCATCCGCGGCTCGCTCTGTTGTCCGTCCCACTCGATCTGGCCGGCGAGCTCCTCGAGCAGCGCGGCCGTGGTGGCGGCATCGGCCGCGGCGTCCGGCCCGACGAACCGGCCCCGGAGATCGAGCCCGACCACTGGGGCGGGGGCGGGGGCAGGGGGCGGCGTTCGCGATTCGCGAATGGCGAAAGCGACCATGCCCCCGGCGGCGAGGATCGCCAGGAGCGTGAGCGGGTGCGGGCCGCCCGAAGACATCGCCGGGCCTGACGGCAGCGACGGGATCGGCGACAGCGGCGGCAGGCTCGCAGGGGCGTGCGAACGCGAGTAGAACACCCACACGACAGCGAGCGCGGCAAGTCCGATGGCGGTCGTCATGCGACGGGCTCCGGGGCGGCGGCACGGGTCAGCTTCAGGATCTGCTCAAGCGCCCCGCCGGCAGCGGCGAGGACGAGCGAGCGAGCCAGCGGCTTCGCCAGGATCCAGAAGGGCTGGAGGTAGAGCGGGACCGCGAAGCCGGCGACGGCGTCGAAGAGAGTCCCGACGACCCCGAGGGCCCATGTCTTTTTCGCCGGGCCATCGGCCGGGATCTCCTCGAGGCCGGTCACGGCCAGGCGGAGGAGCTCGACTGTCAGGGAGCCGAACTCGGCCACGGTCAGACCGCCGGCGGCCTTCACGCGGGCACTGTCGACGAACGCCAGGCAGGCCGCGGCGAGCTTCTGTTCCGCGCTCATCGGTGACGTCTCCAGACTTGATTGGCCGGGACAACGGACTTCGACCGCTCGCCACATGTGCAGCGGAGGTACTGGACGACGGTCTCCCCGGCCCGCTTGCTGGTGCGGACTCGGGCCCGCTCCCCGCAGCGACACTGGCGATCAGAGGCCATTCGTTTTCATCCTCGCGATCGCGATGGCCGCCTTCGCGCCGACGAGGGCGGCGAGCCGCTTCCGGTCTGCCGACAGCCGGCGGGCGACATCGGCCGCGGCGTCGGCCTCACGTTCCGCGATCGCCCGCTGTTCGGCTTCGGTCAGGTTGGCGGCGGCGAACGCGTCCCGCCGGCGGAGGGCCACCGAGGAGCGCGGGTAGGCCGGGCGAGTGACGACAGCGACGTCGAACAGGCCCGAGACCCGATGGATCGTCCTGGTGATGTTCCCCTTCTCGTCGGTGGCCCAGGTCTCGTGGCGCGGATCTGCCTTCACGGTGAACGCGAAGGAGGAGCCCGAGACGTAGCCGCCGCGGATCAGGGTCAGGTATTCGTCGACGCGGGGACTCGGCTGGGGCGGGGTGGCCCGATACTCGAGCCCCTTCTCGCCCTCGCGGATCTCCAACGTTTTGTTCGTCGTCCGGCCGAGGGGGAACCCTTCGTCATGCTGCCACGTTGCGACGACGTCCAGGCCGCGCTTCCCGAGGACTTCGGTGAAGGCTCCGCGGTCGAACTTCTCGCGGAACCCGAGGTCGCCAGACCAGGAATCCCACGGCGGGGCGATCCCGGAGATGACCGGCGGCCCATCGGCGCGGAGCTCGACGTCGATCGGCCCGAGCTCGGCCGGCAGGAACCGCCGCTCGATGTCGTTGTCCTGGTCCATGATGTCCTCCGTCAGGCGGCTGGGTTGGCGATGGCACCGGAGACGATCGACGAAGCGGCGGCCGGGTCGATCTGGGGGAAGCTGGCGGCG